AGCCCGCCCCAGAGCGGCTCGCCTTTGCCCGGCCCGCCAGCAGTGTTCCTACTTTGACAGAAGCCAGCACCTCAACTGAGACAAGCACAGACACCAGCTTCGACCCCACTTCTTTTAACCCCACCCAGGAGTCCTGAACATGACTTACTTCGATTTCAATTCCGCGTCTGAACAAACCTCTTTCGACCTGATCCCCAAAGGCACGCTGGTGCGCGTGCGCATGACCATCAAACCCGGCGGCTTCGATGACGCGTCGCAAGGCTGGACTGGCGGCTACGCCACCCGAAGCAGCAGCACCGGCTCGGTGTACCTCAACTGCGAGTTCGTGGTGACCGATGGTGAGTTTGCACGCCGCAAGATGTGGTCACTCATTGGTTTGCACAGTCCCAAGGGACCTGAGTGGGCCAACATGGGCCGCACCATGGTGAAGGCCATCCTGAACTCGGCGCGCAACGTCCAGCCGGGTGACAACAGCCAAGCCGCCCAGAACGCCCGGCGTATCAGCGGCTTTGCGGATCTGGATGGCATTGAGTTCCTGGGCAAGGTGGACTGGGACAAAGACCAGAACGGCCAGGACAAGGCGGTCATCAAGGCGGCAGTGACGCCCGACCACAAGGACTACGCCGCTGCCATGGGTGCACCGCGAACAGCAGCGCCAGCTTCTGCATCTGCCGGTGCTGCGCCCGCAGCCAATGCCTATGCCCAAGCCACAGGTCGTGCGCCGGTTCCCGGTCGTCCGAGCTGGGCGCAGTAAGCGGGGATCACAGCCATGATGCTTCGACCCCGCCAATCCCTGCTGGTCCAACGTACCCTGGACGCGCTCGCTCTGCATGGCAACACGCTGGCTGTCGCGCCCACCGGGTCTGGCAAGACCATCATGTTGTCGGCGGTGGTCGGCAAGATGTTGTCTGAGCCGGATGCCAAGGCCTGTGTGCTGGCACACCGCACCGAACTGACCGGTCAGAACCGGGCCAAGTTCTCCCGCGTTAATCCGGGCTTGAGCACCTCGGTGTTTGATGCCCAGGAAAAGTCCTGGGCGGGTGACGCCACCTTTGCGATGGTGCAAACCCTCTCGCGGCCCATGAACCTTGCGCAGATGCCCACGCTTGATTTGCTGGTCATCGATGAGGCGCACCACGCGTCCTCACCCAGCTACGGGGTGGTCATCGACCAGGTGTTGGCCAAGAATCCCAAGGCTGCCATCTGCGGCCTGACCGCCACGCCCAACCGGGGTGACGGCAAAGGCCTGCGCGAGGTGTTCTCCAACGTGGCCGATCAGATCAGTCTGGGCGAGATGATCGCAAGCGGCCATTTGGTCTCACCGCGAACCTTTGTGATTGATGTTGGCGCGCAGGAGGCACTGCAGAACGTGCGCCGCACAGCGATCGACTTCGACATGGAGCAGGTGGCCACGATTCTCAATAAATCGCTGATCACTGACGCGGTGATTGCGCACTGGAAGCAAAAAGCGGCTGACCGCAAGACGATTGTTTTTTGTTCCACCGTGGCACACGCGAAAAGTGTCTGCGAGGCGTTTGTGGCTTCCGGTGTGTCGTCCGTGCTGATCCATGGCGAGTTGTCGCCGGTTGAACGCCAAACAAGGCTGCAAGCATTTGAGACCGGCAGCGCCCAGGTGGTGGTCAATGTGGCGGTGCTCACTGAGGGCTACGACTACACGCCTACATCTTGTGTGGTGTTGCTGCGCCCGAGTTCCTACAAGTCCACCTTCATTCAGATGGTTGGGCGTGGTCTGCGCACGGTGGACCCCCAGGAGTTTCCCGGCGTCATCAAGTCCGATTGCGTGGTGCTGGATTTCGGCACAGCCAGTCTGATGCATGGGGCGCTGGAGCAAGAGGTCAACCTCGATGGCCACACGCATGAGGGAGAAGCACCCACCAAAGAGTGTCCGGAGTGCGACGCCACCGTGCCGCTGTCATGCATGGAGTGCCCGTTGTGCGGCCACATCTGGGAGCGCCAGCCAGAGGATACCGGCGCACTCTCGGATTTCATCATGAGTGAAATCGATCTGCTCAAACGCTCGAATTTCCGGTGGTGCGATCTGTTTGGTTGTGACGACGCCTTGATGGCCACGGGCTTTACCGCCTGGGGCGGCGTGTTTTTCTTGAATGGGCGCTGGCATGCCATCGGTGGTGCCAAGTCGCTGCGTCCCACTTTGCTGGCTGTAGGCGAGCGCACCGTGTGCATGGCGCGCGCTGATGACTGGCTCAACGACCATGAGTCGGCCGACTCGGCGCACAAGACCCGGCGCTGGCTCAACGAGCCGCCCACGGTCAAGCAACTGGTCTACCTGCCAGAGGCGATGCGGACCGATTTCGGCATGACCCGCTACCAGGCCTCCGCTTTGTTGTCGTTTCAGTTCAACCGCAAAGAGATTCAGCGTTTGGTCACCGCTGCAAACGACGCGCATCACGGCAGCGCCACCAGCCACAGCAGCTACCCCCATGTTTTGGAGGCGGCTTGAAGTGCGCGGTGTGTGCTCGCCAGGCTAAAGGCTACGGCTGGTTTAACCCCAGCCTCAAACGAAGCGACCCCGGTCGCTACTCAGACCAATGGGTGTTTTGCTCGCGCCGCTGCCAAAACGCCTTCTCAACACTCATGAACAAGACGGAGGGACAAATGATTGATCCAAGTGAAATGGAAACCACCGCCATGGGCGCGTGCCTGCAACCACTGGGCGAGTTCGTGAGCTCAATTGGCATGGACCGTCCGCTGGCCAGTTACAGCCGCATTGAGGTGCTGACCTTGATTGACGTCGTGGTCACGGCCTACCAAGGCCAGATGACGTCTGAGCACGAACGCATGGCTGCGCGCGACCGGGCGTTTTTGCAAGAGCGCCTGAGCTTGCAGAAGGGGCGGCAGCGTTAACACGTGAGCGCGATGGCCAGACGCCGCGCGACTACCTGGGCGCATCGCGCTTGGGCGTTTCATGCGAGCGCGCGCTGCAATATGAGTACACGCACACACCGGTGGACGACGGCCGTGATTTCTCAGGCCGCTTGCTGCGCATCTTTGAGGTAGGCCACACGCTGGAAGACTTGGCCATCCGCTGGCTGCGCATGGCGGGGTTTGACCTTTACACGCGCAAAGTCCAGGGCGGTCAGTTCGGCTTTTCCGTGGCAGGTGGACGTATCCGTGGTCACGTCGACGGGATCTTGAACACCGGTCCGGCCGATCTGGGCGTGAGCTACCCGGCGCTCTGGGAGTTCAAGACCATGAACGACAAGTCCTGGCGCGACACCGTCAAACACGGGGTGACCAAGTCCAAGCCTGTTTATGCCGCGCAGGTTGCGGTGTATCAGGCCTACATGGAGGCCAGCATTTCGGGCATCTCTGCCAACCCGGCGCTTTTTACGGCCATCAACAAAGACACCCAGGAAATCTGGTTCGAGTTGCTGCCCTTTGACGGCGGGCTGGCGCAGCGCATGTCCGACCGCGCCGTGCGCGTGATCACCGCCACCAGCGCAAGCGAGGTCTTGCCGCGCTTTGCCACCACACCTACCCACATGGAGTGCAAGTTCTGCGCGTGGCAGGACCGCTGCTGGGGGACTCAATGACGGCTGGCAATATCGTCTGGCTGGACTACAATAACGCCCCCGAACAAAGGCTGGAAACAGCGGCTGACACGCAGGCGCTGCGGGATGGTCTGCTGGACCGGCTCGAGTCGGTGCTGCTGTACCTGTTTCCCAGTGGCCGCATTCGCGGCAACAAGTTTTATGTGGGTGACATCGACGGCGCGCCAGGCAAGAGTCTGGTTGTGGAGCTTGATGGCCCCCGGCGCGGGCTGTGGAAGGACTTCGCCGATGACGATGGCGGCGACCTGATCGCAGCCTGGGCCAAGTCACGGGGGCTGTCGACCCAGCACGACTTTCCGCGCATCGCCGATGAAATCCGTCAGTGGCTCGGCTTTGCGCCGCCCGTCGACCATGGAGCCAGGCGCGACATGCGAACGGTTCCGATGGATGAACTCGGCCCCTACACCGCCAAGTGGGATTACGTCGGGCTCGATGGCGAACTGATCGCCTGTGTCTACCGCTACGACCCACCGACCGGCAAAGAGTTCAGGCCATGGGATGTGCGCGCGCGGATGTGGCGTGCTCCCGATCCGCGACCGCTTTACAACCTGCCAGCGTTGATGACGGCCCGCACCGTGATTCTGGTTGAGGGTGAAAAGTGCGCCGACGCTTTGATTGGCGCAGGCATCGTTGCCACCACCGCCATGAACGGTGCCAAAGCACCGGTGGACAAGACTGACTGGTCTGCGCTCAAGAACAAAGATGTGCTGATCTGGCCCGACCGCGACGCGCCGGGCTGGGACTATGCCGAGAGCGCTGCACGCGCTTGCGCAGCCGTGGGCTGCCAGTCGGTGTCAATCCTCGTGCCGCCAGCTGACAAGCCGCTCAAGTGG